AGAACTTGACCGACCATTTTGTAAAAGAGCGCAAGACTCTGACTCTTGCTTTGCGTTCGGCTTGTTGCTGAACATGGGTCTATTAGACCACAAAGCACCCAACGTGTCAAGTTTGACAAATCAGTAAAGAAATCCCAAACAGTAAAATGAATTTATTTCATTTAATGTCTTTTCAGACCCCACCCTGGGTGGGAACCCCCTTTGGGGGGTCGGAGTCCCGCGGCCATCCCTTAACACTATTCCACTCACACAAATACCAAAATTTTTTCCCAAAAAATTCAAATCCGACCCCCCACCCCCTCAACTGCTAAATTACCTCCAACACGTAGGGTCCCATCCCACCCAAAAAATTTTTTGCAAAATTTTGAAAACCAAAATATTGACCCGCCCTTAAAAACATGAAACACTGACACCATCTGAGTCTTGAACTCTGCACACTACAATGCGAAAACAAAAAACCGAAGAACTAAAAGACTTCCCCATCCCCCTAGGAAAACCCAGCATAAATCCAGCTGCGGTATTCGCTTCGCTTGAATTTCAAAAAGTAAACATGCCGGACGACGAGCCTATAGTCGTTACGGAGGCCGATAAGGCGTGGGCTGAAAAAACGGCTCATGACGGTAAAAAAACCACACCTGCTCCTAGCCTTGCGGCAGAGCGTTATCTACGCACTCATTTTGCGCAGTATAATTTTGATATGCCTGCTACGCAGGGGCAGTGGCGGAACTTCGTCTTATCTAAACTGCTGCAGCAAGCAAACGATCCTGATTATAAAATTTCAAAACCCGCGCTCGATACGTTGGCAAAGACCAGTGTGGTTGGCCTTATGGATCAGAAGGTGGACGTGAGTATCACCCACCAGAGCAGTGAAGAGTTGACCCATGCTTTACAAGCGGCCATTAAAAACTTCCGGCAGTTGAAGGAAGAGAAGGTCATAAGCGGAGAAGCCACTCGTGTTAACTGAGTTAGGGCTTAGTTTGGATGAACTGGAGGATGTGATTGATGCAGCACCCGCTGAGGAGAAAGCAAGGCTCTTAAAGATTGTAGAAGAGCTATCGATGAGAGAGGAGCGGGCCGCTGCACAAAAAGACTTTTTGGCTTTTGTTAAATCCGTATGGCCGGACTTTATTGGTGGTAATCACCACAAACGGATGGCAAAGCTGTTCGAAGCGGTTGCGAGGGGCGAAAAGAAACGAATTATTATTAACCTAGGCCCCCGGCATACCAAGAGTGAGTTTGCGTCTTATTTGCTCCCTGCGTGGTTCCTAGGACAGTTTCCGAAGAAAAAGATCATGCAGGTGTCCAACACCGGTGAATTGGCTGAAGGTTTTGGTCGAAAGGTGCGCAACTTAGTAGACTCCGCCGAGTACAAGAGGATATTCCCAGACACAGAACTCCGTGTAGACTCTAAAGCGGCGGGACGCTGGAACACTAACTATAACGGTGAGTACTTTGCCACGGGCGTAAACGGCACAATCACGGGGCGCGGTGCTGATCTCTTAATTATCGATGACCCGCACTCAGAATCTGAAGCTGTAACAGCACAATTTAATCCAGATGTATACGACAAGGTCTACAATTGGTACAGTTCGGGTCCAAGACAGCGGCTTCAGCCGGGTGGGGCTATTATTATCGTGATGTGCATGACGGGAGATACTCTTGTTTTAATGGCTGACAAGACTGAAAAGCCCTTACGTGACATACGCCCCGGTGATGTTGTAGCTACTTTTGATAACGGGAGGCTAACCACCGCTAAAGTCAACAATCATCAGTCAAATGGCGTTGATTCCATATACAAGATACAAACACAATCTGGTAGAATACTCCGAGCAAATGAGAGACATCCGTTTCTTATAATGAACGAAGGAGTACTTGAATGGACCAGATTAAGGGAATTGCGACGGGGGGATTTACTTGTATCGTTGAAGGATGCGACAGGCCAGCACGGTCAAAAACCAAACCCGGAAAGTGCCAAGCCTGCCAATCCAAAGAGTCCTACCATAGAAAAAACCCAGACGCCCCCTACCACCTCCTCGGACATCACGGGAAATGGAAAGGTAAAACGTGTGCTGAGCCGAATTGCAAAAAGCCTGTCCACTGCGATGGTCTCTGCGCTAACCATTATGCAAAAAGCTATTGGGCTTCCGGAAGGGGGAGAAGAACTTCTGAGGGAAATAGAGAGGCTCGAATTAAGAGCAGGTACGGGATCACTATCGAAGACTACAACAGAATGTTTGAGCAGCAGCACGGCTGCTGTGCGGTATGCGGAGATCTGCCCGGAGACAATGTTCGGGCCCATTGGGGCGGCAAATTGTGCATTGACCATTGCCATGACACTGGAAAAGTTCGGGGGCTCCTCTGCAACGACTGCAATCTCGCCGTTGGCTATGGTAAGACATCAACAATACTTGAACGCGCTGCAGCGTACCTCAGACTTCACAGCGGACCCGATAATCTCGATAACTTATGATGGCGAGGAAGAAGTTTTTGATGTCGAAATAGACCGCACCGAAAATTTCATTGCAAATGGTGTTGTAAGCCACAATACGCGGTGGTCAGAGCGCGACCTGACAGGTCAGGTGCTGGAGAATTCTGCTAAAAATAATGGCGATAAATGGGAAGTGATTGAGTTCCCTGCCATTCTCCCGTCGGGCAAGCCCCTTTGGCCAGAGTTTTGGCCTCTTGAAGAGCTAGAAGCGGTAAAAGCAGAAATCCCTACAGCAAAATGGATGGCGCAGTACCAACAACAGCCTACCTCAGAGACCAATGCCATAATCAAGCGGGAATGGTGGCAACCATGGACCAAGAAAGAAGCGCCAAAATGTGATTTTGTCCTGATGTCGATGGATACCGCGTTTGAAAAGAAGAACAGCGCTGACTATAGTGCGATAACAATCTTTGGTGTGTGGTACAACGACGAGGACGGAGGGCAACCTAATCTTGTACTGCTGGAAGCATGGCGGGAGAGGCTGGAGTTTCCAGATTTAAAGAAAACAACCCTCGAGTTTTACCAAGAATGGGAGCCCGATGGGATCATTATCGAGAAAAAAGCGACCGGTGCGCCCCTAATTTATGAGCTTAGGCGCTCGGGTATTCCCGTGCAAGAGTTCACACCCTCAAGAGGGCAAGATAAAGTTACTCGACTCAATGCTATTGCTGACATTTTTGCTTCTAAGAAAGTCTGGGCACCCCAAACACGCTGGGCGGACGAGGTTATTAACGAGGTTGCTGCCTTCCCATCAGGTAGAAATGATGACTTTGTTGACTGTGTATCGCTAGCCTTGGCTAGGTTTAGATCGGGTGGGTTTATTGGTACGGTGCGTGATGAACCAGATGAGGACTATGCGATCTACAAAACGCGCAAGGCCAGTTATTATTGAGGCAAATTTTGTACATACATTTGAGGGATAAAGACTTTATGAATGCTGAGGAGTTTGAAGCAATGTTTGGACCTAAAGGACTACACGAGGAGTTGGGTGCGGAGAATGAGAAAATGGGAGCACCAGAGCACATAAAAAGCAACGAGCAAGCAAAAGCCCGAGACACACAAATTGCAGGAAATCACTACAAGAAAATGCGAGTACAACCTTGGGATGTCATAGACGACCTCCCTCACGCGCAAGCAATTGGTTTTTATCGAGGGAATGCGATTAAGTATATAATGCGGGCAGGCGAGAAAGGTCCTGCTAAAACGGACTACGAGAAAGCCATCCATTACCTACAGAAATTAATTGAATCCTTATAGGCACCCACATGATAGATCGCGCCCTTGATCCGAAGAGTCCGTTCCTTACCGAAGACGATGATCAACCCATTGAAATAGAAATCGGTGACCCGAACGCGCCCATCGAAGACGAAACCCATGTAGAGTACGAAAAGACCCCTTCATTCGACGCTAACCTTGCGGAGTTTGTGGATGATGATCAGCTCGTCTCTCTAGCTTCTGATTTGATTGACGACTTCGAACATGATCGAGGGTCCCGTAAAGAATGGGAGCAGACTTATGTAGATGGCCTTGACCTTCTAGGTTTAAAGATCGAAGAGCGTACGACGCCTTGGAACGGTGCTTGTGGTGTATATCATCCAATGCTGACTGAAGCGGCTATTCGATTCCAATCTGAGATGATTTCTGAGACGTTCCCAGCCATTGGCCCTTGTCGCGGTAAGTACATTGGGGATGAAGATGAGAAAGCGCGTCAGGCTGTAAGCCGCGTGGTTAAAGATGTTAACTATAACATCACAGAGAAAATGACCGAGTTCCGTGCAGAACACGAGAAAATGCTATGGGCCTTGTCTCTAGCGGGTGCGGCGTTTAAGAAAGTTTATTTTGATCCGTCTCTAAACCGTCAGGTGTCGATGTTTGTACCGGCGGAAGATCTCTATCTCCCATATGGGGCATCAGATGCGCGTACCGCGGAGCGTGTTACCCACGTCATGCGGAAGACCAAGAACGACATCAAGAAGCTCCAGTATTCAGGATTTTATCGGGATATAGAGCTGGGCGAACCAAGCCGTGACATTACCGACATCCAAGAAAGGAAGGATGAAGTTGATGGGCTTCGCGCAAATTGGGACGACCGTTATAAAATCCTTGAAATGATGGTTGAATTGGACCTAGAAGGGTTTGAAGACGTCGATCCAGACACAGGTGAAGAGACAGGCATTGCCCTGCCATATGTCGTAACGATTGAAAAAGGCACCAGCAAAATCCTCTCAATCCGCCGAAATTGGGACGAACACGACCCATTCAAACTAGCAAACCAGCATATTGTGCAGTACACCTACATACCGGGCTTCGGTGCGTATGGTTTGGGTCTGATCCACCTTATTGGGGGTTTTGCAAAGTCAGCGACTTCTATCATCCGACAGCTTATCGATGCGGGAACCCTATCTAATCTTCCCGGCGGTCTCAAATCTCGAGGCTTACGCATTAAAGGTGACGACTCCCCAATCAATCCGGGCGAATGGCGCGACGTAGACGTCCCGTCTTCCAACATTAAAGACAACATACTACCGCTTCCATACAAAGAGCCAAGCGCAACGCTATTTAACTTACTACAAAATGTAGTTGAGGAAGGACGACGCCTTGCAGCGGTAGCTGACGTTGATGCTAAGGACATGAATGGTGAAGCACCAGTAGGTACGACACTGGCTATTCTTGAGAGAACTTTGAAGGTAACTTCAGCGGTTCAGGCCCGTGTGTATGCGTCCATGGAGCAAGAGTTCAAACTGATTAAGAAATTAATTGGTGACTATACGGACCCATCATACGACTACGAGCCAGAGTACGGCGCACCAGCATCTGTTAAGAAACAAGACTACGATAACGTCAACATCATCCCTGTTGCAGACCCTAATGCCAGCACAATGGCGCAGAGAATCATCCAGTATCAGGCTGCTATTCAGCTGGCGCAGATGGCTCCTCAGATCTACAACTTACCCCTACTCCATCGTCAGATGCTTGAGGTCATGGGTGTTAAGGACGCTGATAAGATCGTGATCGTTGAAGAGGATATCATGCCGACAGATCCAGTAACGGAGAATATGAATATCTTCAAGCTGACGCCGGTTAAGGCCTTTATTGGCCAAGATCACGACGCGCATCTTACAGTGCATCAGTCAGTACTCAATGATCCTAAGATCGCGGCGGTTATGGGGCAGAACCCCAATGCTAACGCAATCAAAGGGGCGCTTATGGCGCACATCATGGAGCACTTAGGCTTTCAGTACCGTCAGGGTATTGAGCAACAGCTTGGCATTAGCTTGCCACCTCCAGAAGAGCAATTGGACCCACAGATGGAGGTACAGATCGCCAAGCTCTCATCCGATGCAGCGAAACAGCTTCTGCAAGTCAATCAGGCAACAAGCGCTCAAGAGCAGATTCAGAAGCAGAACCAAGATCCGTTGGTGCAAATGCAACAGAAAGAATTACAACTTAAAGAGCAAGAGATTAACGATAAGAAGTTGATTGAGCTTGAGAAGCTTAAAGTCCAGAAGGAAATAGCAATGGTCAACAATGAGGCCAAGCTGCTTCTACAGAACGAAGACGCCAAAGTGGAGGGGTTGTTCAAGGGTATGGATATGGCCACGGCTCAACAGAACCAACCACCAGCCCCGATAGTACCGCCCGGAACACCAGCAGGGTCTCCGTTCCCTCCACCTAACTTACCAACACCTCCTCAAGGGTAACAAATGACAACTGTACTAGATGTACTGCAAAAAGAACTTGAAACTGACATAGAAAACTACATCCACGCCCTCACTCGAGGGCAGGTGGAAGACTATGCCGGGTACAAGCAATTGGTAGGGACCATTACGGGTCTGTCCCTATCTCTTAATCGAGTAAAAGACCTGCAAAAATACAATGAGGATGACTAATGTCAGTCGCTAATATCGACATTGAAAAAACGGTGGCCAAAAGTGAAGATCTTGCAACGCGCCTTCCGGCACCTGTTGGGTACAAAATCTTGGCTGTTAAGCCAAAGATCGAAGAAAAAAGTGAAGGTGGAATCATCAAGCCACACGAATTCCTCAAAAGGGAAGAGGCCGGTGCAGTCGTCTGCATGGTGGTTAAGATAGGTGATACGGCCTACAAGGATACAGAAAAGTTCCCTACGGGCCCATGGTGTAAGGAAGGAGATTTCATCCTTATTGGGGCTTACAGGGGGTCACGCTTCTCTGTAGATGGTGACGAATTCATCATGCTGAACGATGACATGGTGGAGGGTGTTGTAGAAGATCCTAGAGGAATTGGGAGGGCATACTAATGGCTGAAGAATTTGAGAACGAAAGTGTATTACCAGACAACAACGACTCTGGTTTTGAAATTGAAATCGTTGATGACACTCCAGAACCCGACAGAAGCAAACCTCCTGTTGCGCTAAAGGAAGAGGAAGAAGACGACGAACACGGCAAAGAAGTTGAAAGCTATTCTAAGAAAGTTCAGAAGCGGATCGATGATCTAACCTTCAAAGCAAACAATGAGAGACGTGAAAAAGAACGCCTTTCTAGGGAGCATGAAGAAGCTATTCGTATTGCGCAGGCTATTAGAGCTGAAAATGAGCAATTAAAGAGCACGCTAACATGGGGCCATCAAGAGTATACGAAAGAAGCTTCAGGGCGTCTCGACTATGCGGAACAGCTGGCTCAAGATAAATACAGACGAGCGTTCGAATCTGGTGACACCGATGGTGTTCTGGAAGCGCAGCGCGAACTCAATGCAGTAGCTATCCAAAAGGATCAGCTAACTCGATTTGTACCACCAGTACCGCAACAGACTTTACAACAGCCTCAAAGTGCGGTATATAGTGAACAAAATGTACCTCAGCCCCAACCAACTAGGGATTATAAAGCCGAAGAATGGGCTTCTAAAAATCCTTGGTTTAGACAAGACGAAGAGATGACCGCCTTCGCCTACGGGGTACATGAAAAGTTGGTTAAATCCGGTGTCGATCCTACTTCTGATGAGTACTATCAAAAGGTGGACGCCCGCATGCGGGAAACTTTCCCAAACAATTTTCAACGGACCAAAAAGACATCTCCTGTGGCATCTGTAGGTAGAACTACTGCACCCCGTAAAGTCACATTGAGCGCGTCTGAGGCCGCAATCGCTAAGAAGCTAGGAGTAACCCTAGAAGCTTATGCAAAATATAAAATGAAGGAGCAAACAGTCAATGGCTAACGTACAAATCAACAGACCGACCCGTGCTACGGAAACCCGTGAAAAGGAAGTGCGTATGGATTCTTGGAAACCCGCGCATGATTTACCTGTCCCGGCCCCGCAGGATGGATACGAATTTGGTTGGAAGCGTTCAGCTCTTATGGGTGTGGCTGATCCAGCTAATATGGCCCGCGTTCGTCGCGAAGGTTGGGTTCCATGTAAAGCAGAAGATCATCCAGAAATTGCCGACGACTTTGCTGCCTTTGGTCTTGCAGGTACTGGACTCATCGAAATCGGTGGTTTGGTTCTTTGTAAGGTGGCTTCTGAACTTGCTGCTCAACGCCGGAAGTACTATGACAATTTGTCAAATGCACAGATGGAATCAGTTGATAACAACTTCATGAAGCAGAATGATCCTCGGATGCCTCTTTTCGCTGAAAAGAAATCCACAACGTCCTTTGGTAAAGGCTTCTAACGAAGCTTTAATTGAAATTGTTTTAGGAGACTAATATGGCTTACCCAGCTAATCTCGCCGCAAATGGCTTTTTGCCAACGAACCTAATCGGTGGGCGTGTATTTGCAGGTGCTACTCGCAAGCTTCCAATTGCTTCTGGTTATTCCAGCAACATTGGGTTTGGTGATCTGGTTGGTATTAACTCAAGCGGACAAATTGTTCGTGTTGATACATCAACTGGTGCGAAAGCAGCATTTGCTACACCACCTATCGGTATCTTCCTTGGTTGTTCATATACTGACCCTAACCTGAAGTATTGGTTGCAGAACCAGACTTGGCCTGCTACGACTGTAGCATCCGATGCATATGCATTCATTACTGAAGATCCAGATGTTGTCCTCACGGCTACTGTTACTAACGCTTCTGGTGTTGCATACACCTCTGGCGCTGCTACAGCCGCTGCTGTTGGTCAGAACATTGGTTACTATCAGGCTGGCGGTACGGGCGGTACAGCGCTTACCAATACCACGACTCGTGACTCTGTTGTTTCTTTGAACTTAGCTTCTTTGAATACGACAGCAACACTCCCGTTCCGTGTTATTGACATAGTACCTGCAACGGCTCTTGCCGATGGTACATTCCAGCAGCTGCTTGTTACTTACAACTTCGGTCTGCACTTCTATCGTCAGGCTACAGGTATTTAAGGAGAAAATTAAATGGCTGCTATTTCACGCGCTCAATTACTTAAAGAACTCTTACCCGGCCTGAACGCTCTGTTCGGTCTGGAATATGAGAGATATGGCGAAGAATACAAAGAGATCTTTGAAACAGAGACCTCTGAGCGTTCTTTTGAAGAAGAGCAAAAGCTGTCTGGCTTTGGTGCTGCACCTGTTAAGCAGGAAGGTAGCGCAATCGCGTACGACACAGCTCAGGAAGCATGGGCTACTCGTTATACCCATGAAACAATCGCCCTTGGTTTCTCCCTCACAGAAGAAGCTATGGAAGATAACCTTTACGACTCACTGTCTGCTCGTTACACAAAGGCTCTGGCCCGTGCAATGGCTTACACAAAAGAAGTTAAGGCGTCATCTATCCTGAACAACGGTTTCACCACGTACAACACAGGCGATGGTACAACCCTCTTCAGCGCTTCACATTCTCTGACATACGGCGGCGTTATTTCTAACGTACCTGCTACTCCAGCGGATCTGAACGAAACTGCTCTTGAAAACGCCGTTATCCAGATCTCCCTCTGGACTGACGAACGTGGACTTTTGATTGCTGCGAAGCCTAAGAAGTTGGTACTCCCACCAGCCCTACAGTTCGTAGCTACTCGTTTGTTGGAAACCGAACTCCGTGTTGGCACATCTGACAACGATATCAATGCCATCAAGAACAACGGCTCAATTCCAGAAGGCTACACAATCAACCACTGGTTGACTGCTCCAGCTGCATGGTTCTTGACAACCGACGTTCCTAACGGTCTGAAGCACTTCGTCCGTACGCCTCTGGCTACTTCAATGGACGGTGATTTTGATACCGGCAATGCACGCTACAAGGCAAGAGAAAGATACAGCTTCGGCGTATCTGACTACCTCGGCGTTTATGGATCTAACGGTCCGTAATAAGGATTGGGCGTTTCCCGGTCGAGATTGGGGCCTTCGGGCCCCTTTCTTTTGAGAGCATTGACACCCAACTCTAAACAGCGTATATAGATACTAAATCTGGGGATTTTTTATCTGTCTACCTACCGCCCCAGCGGTACTCGCACAAGAGGGTAGATGCAAGTGCATGAGGTTTACTATGGGTTTTTCAACTTGGCTTGGC